CCCTTCAAAAAAACCCGCACAGGGCGGGCACTTAGCAGGAATTTATCACAGCCATAATGGCCGCTGACCACCAATGGTCGGGTGAGGTGGAGCTGGGGTTATCGTTCCGGGTGTAACTATAAAACGCTCTACCGACTCCATCGTCACAAATGTACAGCTGCAATTTATATTTGTGCATTGATGATAGCGCTCCTTAGTATTCTCACTTAAATATCTACTCGTACGAGCATGCGCCGCGTGCTGGCATTTCGGACAATGGAACATCATCAAGCCCTCATTCACAATAAGTGAATAAATGATACTCAATCTTTCACAATTTGAGAATACTTTTATTTGTTCATCTCTTCTGTAACATACTCCACATCCGACACTTTAACCTCAAGCTCTAAGCCCGTCGTGTAGCCGTTCCCGTTAAGGTTATGCACCACCCGGCTGATTATCCAAGACTGCTCGTCTATAACACGCTTAAAGCCTTTGACCGCTATCGGCGTTTCAGGAAATAAATCTGCCCGACCAATAGCCAGCCAGATTGAAAACTCCGCCACTCCGCGCTGTAACTTGTCCCACTTAGCCTGAGCGGCGCGCATGGCCTGCGCTTTTGTCGCGTAGATGGTCGTCAGCTCCAGCACGTTCTCAGACTCACCGACCATATACTCGCCCTCGCGCGCCTCCTGGTCTTTTTTGGCTCCGGCCTTTGACGTGGTTTTTGTCGCTTTTGGATGTTGCAGCGCGCGCAGGTGCTGCTCCTTCGGCTTGCGCTTGAGCTTCACCTTTTGCTTTTGCGGCTTTGGGTCTTTTGTGTGCAGCCATTTCGCCGTTACGCCGGTGTAGGCTTCGCGGTCAGCAATCGCAAACTGATGACGGTCGCCGTCGCCGCGTTCGATCGTCATCTGCGGGATGGGCTTGCCGCTGACCGTCCGACCGCTACCGGCTTTCAGGAATAGCAGTTTCCCCGCTTTCACCGACACTGATGCACCGTTACGGTCAGCCAGGCGGGACAGAAACACCGCGTCGGATTCCTGCGTCTGGTCAATGTGAGGCACGGGGATCGCTTTAAGTGTGTCGGCCACGCTGGCCGTGAGTTTGTTGCGCGCTGCGATGGTCTCAACAATGACGCCGAGCGTGGTATCATGCCATGACTGCTCCCGGCGAGAGTTCAGCGACCCGCGAAAATCAGCGCTGCGCCCCCGTATAGTCAGCGTATCAGGAGCGCCCCGGTGCTCGATTTCATCCACCGTAAAACTGCCTTTTTTTATTAGAGCGCTACCCTGCCAGCCGAGCCATAAGGTTAACGTTGCGCCGCGCGGTGGCAGTGCGATTTGTCCGTCGGAATCATCGAGCTCAATGTCGAGCTGGTCGGCCTCGAATCCGCGATTGTCCGTCATGGTCAGACTGATTAGCCGGTCGCTAAAATCCTGAGTAATATCTTCGCTATCCAGCTTAAGCATAAATGCCGGTGCAATTTTCGCCCCGGCCTGAATATTCATTCCCGTAATCATCCCGCCAGCCCTCCCAGCCAGTTACCGGCAGACGTGACCAGATTGTCAGCCTGCGTTTTCAGGTCGCCGTAAATCGCCGCAAGCGAGTCATCGACCCGTTTCAGCGAGAGACTAAACTCGATTTTTCTGGCCGCGCCGTCGCTGAATAATTCGGTGTGCGTGTGGGTCACTTTATCGATGACATACATTCCGTGGATCATGCCCGTTCCGTCAATCAGCGGCCACGCCCTGCCCTCGTCGGCCATCAGCTCGATGGCCGTCAGTGACAGGCGTCCGCCGGTTATTTCGGGATACAGCACGCCCGAGAGCGTGCGCGAGGTTTCCCCCTCGCCGAGATACTGATATGCCGGTGGCAAGCCGATGCGGTCATTTGACGCCCAGCGGTAGTCCTTTGAGTACTGCATGGACTGATGCGGCAGCGTGCGGCGCTCAAATACAAATAAACCCAGCACCATTAACATGTTTTAGTCCTCATCCATCATGGCGCATACTCGAGCGCTGGCGCGCTCTTTCTTCCCGGTCGAGTTTATCGACAGCGTCCCGGAGCCGCCGGTCAAGGTCAGTTCCCGGCGCAACGCCACCCGACAGATTAATGTTGTATTCACGCTTGCTCTGGTCGACATAGGACCGGCCAGCAGGCGCCGTCACTGGCTGGTACATCTGATAACCGCCATAAACTGAGGTCTGCGGAATATAAGACCCGTTTTGCGCACCGGCTGCGGCACTGGCTTTAGCGGCCGTCTGGTCGAGTACCTCTGATTCTTTTTTGATAACCCCGAACTTTTCCAGCAGCCAGTCAACGCCAGTGCGTAACTTATTGAATGAGCGGAGCGGCAGCATCAGCGCATCAGCCAGTGTTTTACCGACTACCACACCGACATTTTTGAAACGATCGAGCGTTTCCTGTGTCGCCTTAACCGGTGCTATCAGGTCAGTGAACCACTGCCAGACCCCGCGCAATTTTTCGATGATGGAATCAAACACCGGCGTCAGCGGCGAGAAGATTTCCGCCACCGGCGCAAATGCCGCTTTCAGCCCCTCCACCACCCCCGAAAAGAATGCGCTGATGGGCTCCCAGTATTTACGAATCAGGAGTGCCCCGGCCACCACCGCACCGGCGACCGCGACCACCGGCAGACTGATGGCACTGACAGCAGTCACTATTGCGCCACCGGCAACGGTAAAGACCGTTCCCAGTAGGCCTGCGGCGGCAATAATGGCGTTAATCCCCATCACCACCGGCCACGCAATCAGGCCAATCCCGCCAATAACACCAATCAGCGCCAGCGCGCCACCGGCTACAACACCGATAGTGGTCGCCAGTGATTTATTGCGGGTGATCCAGCCATCGAGTTTCAGAACATATCGCGTGGCCGTCTGCGTCAGTTTGCGCAGAGCGTCGTTTTGCTGGTCAAACAGGTCTGTTCCCACGGCCTCATAAGCAGACTGAAACTCTTTAAAGTCGCCGCCGAGATTGTCCTGCATGATTTTGACAAGCTCCTCGGTTTTACCGTCCGAGGCTTTAAACGCTGCGGTGAGTTTGTCGAGCTTGCTGGTCGACGCTGCGGTCATCAGCACCGCCGCCGCCGAGCTGGCCTCTTCACCGAAGATGGTTTTCATGTACTCGCCGCGCTGGCTGGTTCCGAGATTATTTTTCTCAAAACTGCGCTGCATTTCCTTCAGGATGGAAAATATCGGGCGCGTGTTTCCTCTGGCGTCAGAGGTTTTGACACCGAGCTCTTTGATGGCCTCAAAGGCTTTACCGGTCAGCGCCTGTATACCAGGCATTGCGGATCACATCCCGTTTAGTGGCCTCCGGCCAGTTCTCATCCCACCGGTCAACGGAAAACGCCCACGCCAGCCACGGCAGGAGGTTTGCCGGGCAGTCGTCCGGGCTCCAGAGTCGGCGCAGGGGGACGGGGGTATTTTCGATTTCAGCGCAGGCGCGTGCCGCCGCCACCTCAAGCGGCGAGGAGCCCACCGGCAACAGTCGTGTGTCATTCATCATTACCCCCTATGGTGACGCTGTACTCGCTGCACCATGACGCCTGCGTGTCATCGAGAACGATGTCAGCCACCGGCGCGGCCAGCTCGACACGCTGCACGCCCTCGACGTGAAGCGCCGCATAGATGGCCGATTTACGGATGTCACGCCCGAGCCGGTGCTGCGCGGTGATATACGCCTGTAACTTTGCTTTTGCCGCACTGAGCACCGGCTCACTTTCGGGGCCGGGGTAAAGGTAAAGCGATGCAGTGATTTTGTAGTCGACGATTTTCGCTGACTGCACGGTCACGCGGTCGGCCACCGGCCTGACGTCCTCGTCGTTCAGCGCATCGCGCACGATGGCGAGAAGCTCGTCAGAAGCCACGCCGTTATTTTCACGCGACAGCACGGACACGGTCACACACGCAGGCTCAGGACTGATGACGGAAATATCCGCGACACGCCCGTCGGCGCTGCGGCCATGAAACTGATATGCACCGGTTGACCCGGCAGTACTCAGTCCCTCAGGCGCTTGCTGAATGCGCAGACGATAGTCGGTGTCAGACTCCATCACCGCTGGCGTGGGCGGAAATGTTGTGTCGTCTGGCGGGGTGATGACGAGTCGCGGGACATTGGAATTAGCCCCAATCTGGTCGAGGTCGCTTCCGGCAGCGTAAGCCAGCATGACCGCACGCGCGGCCTCGTTGACGCGCTGTCGCCAGATAACTTCCCGGTAGGCGTTTTCTTCCAGCAGCTTAACAATCGGCTCGGATTCGAGGGTCAGCGTGCGCGCCACTGCCTCCTGTTGTTCCTCCGGGTATAACGAGACGAGCGTCGCCTTACGCTCCGCGAGGATGGTCTCATAGTCCAGCACCTCCACGACATCAGGCGCGGCGAGCTGGTTAAGGTCAACAATTGCCATAGCGTTTAACTCAGTGGAATGGTGAGGGAAAAGTGCTGGCCGTTAGCCGAGCGCGTGCCGGTGATATCGACATACAGCCCACCGTCGGTCTCCGACCGCTCAAAGGTGATGGTTGTCAGACTGACGCGAGGCTCCCACTTCTGGATCGCGGAATAGCACGCGGCCATAATCTGCAATCGCAGTGCCGGTGTCTGCGGCTGGTCAATCAGTGCCGACAGAAGCGAGCCGTATTCACGGCGCATGACGCGCGAGCCAACCGGCGTGACGAGAATGTCGCGCACGCTTTGCCTGATATGCTCGACCTCAGAGATACTGAGGCCGGTCTGGCTGTTCATACCGAGATAACGCACCGTCATTTAGTACCCTCCGTCCAGCTTCCGCCCCGTTCAACGCCGCCGTGGTCGTGGTCATCCACTTGCACGCCGTTTGAGGTCAGTTTCCCGCCGGTGTGCTCGATGTTCCCGGTCATCGTCCCGCCCTTCTGCACTTCGAGCGTGCCGGTTATCAGCTTGTTGGTACACACCACCTCGGGCGTATCGAGCGTGATGCGGGTCGAGGCTTTCACCAGCACCACCGGCACGGTGGCCGTGATGGAATCCGACGCGGTGACGTCGGCGGTTTTGATACCTGACACGGTGAGCGCACTGTTTTCGGGTTCGTACTCAATGACCGCGCCATCAGGGAAGGTAATGTGAAGCGCATCGGGTGAGGCTGACGGCGCGGGATTGTCATCTGAGAAAATGCCCGGCAGCACAAAGGCCGTATCGAGCTCACCACCGATGGCCAGCAATAGCACCTGCTCGCCAACGGATGGAGCCCACCACACGCGAGAGCGACCAGCGCGACAGGTGAGCCAGGTAAGCCAGGTGGTTTGCATGCCGCCGGTCTGGACACGACACAGCCCTTCATCGTGGTCGACGTCAGTCACGATGCCGGTGCGGATGAGGTTGCGGATCGCACGGGCTAACTCTTGAATGCTATTTAATGTATTCATGGGACGATGATGATGTTTTCTGTTATAACAGGCAAAATATGGTGCTTGTCTCATCCCTCACACATCACTGAATTTAGAAATTTGTAATTGACATACACCTATAACAAAGCAAAAATTCACTCCCTCTTTCTTCATTCAATATTAAACAAAGAATTCAAATGAAAAAAACCATCAAATCGGCATTGCATTTTTTCATTCCCACCCCCATGACAAAACAAGCTATGGGAAAAATGAAAAATGTAACCATAATATTCTCGTTATACACAATCGCCATTACAGCAATGACTTATTATACAGGGAGCTATGACAAATTATTTTGGAGCGGATTTATAGTAAATGCTAATTCCTCAATTTTAGACTTCCTAGTTCTAGGTGTAGTCTTGTATTATTTTGAATACCAAAGACAAAATAAAGAAACCATTACTGAACTTCTTGAAGATCTAGGAAACCTAGCAAAACATTCAGCCATTGATTTAAAAATACAAAAAATAAAACTCATCCGGCAACTCAATAATAAAGGGGTTTACCAAATTGACGTCCCTAGAATTGATTTAAGTGATCTTATTACAATCAAATATCTTACATTCGAAAACTCTGTCTTATCCGGGCTGGATATGAGCAAATCAAATATAAGAGACTGCACCTTTTCCAATTGCACAATTCAGGCATTAAATATTAGCAACTCTAAAATTTCAAATGTTAAATTCCAGCGATGCAAAATAAAAAACATGAAAGCAATGCATTCAAAAATTGAGGGTGTCATTTTTGAAGAATGTTATCTTGAAGGAGGAGATTTTACATCCGCAGAAATGAAGAGTTGCGTATTAAAAGGTAGCGACTTAAAGAATGTCAAATATGTGAATGCAGTAATGAGAAATGCAAATATTGTTTTAGCAAAAAATGTTGATACACAAAAACTGATTGAAGCTAACAATTTAGACTATCTTAATTGTGATAATGAGATCGAAGAAAGATTGTCCGTGATAAAACCGAGCATAAAATTTTCAGCAAGGAATAATCGAGGCTAGGGAATCGAACCACTAAAGAAGGATAAAACCTCCTTGACGCCAGCCGCACTCTATTGACTGGCGTAGATTGCATTCCTCACAAAGAAAAGTCAAGCACGTTCAATAACAAGATAAAATTAAAAATGCTTCTTACCTAAAGTAAGCGTGGATACTATGAGAGACTCTATTAACATTGAGTCTTCTCGACTAAAACCGAGTAGCTGGCGCTCTGCGTACTGCACATCCTGAGCGTGCGCGTTTGGCCGGTCTTTGAGGCCGTACTGATGGATACGCGCGATGCGCTGCACTTTGCCGGTAAATTCCACCACGGCACTGTTTTCACGGCCACTGGCTTTCATGTACCGGCTCGTGCGCAGCTTCTGAAACATCGTCCGTTTAATCCGCCCGGTTTTTGCTCTCAGCGGCTGACGCTTTCGCGCCTGATACGGTGAGCCAACGGCGCAGAGCTGATATTCCTCGGGACCAACTCCAACACCGCGCAGAGTCACAACGGCGATCTGTACGTCGATGAAATTTTCTGGATACCCAATTTCCAGAAGCTGCGAAAAGTGGCCTCCGGTATGGCGTCGCAGTCGCACCTGCGCACAACCTATTTTTCGACGCCATCCACGCTGGCGCACGGCGCATACCCGTTCTGGTCAGGGGAGCTGTTTAACCGTGGCCGCAGTAACCGCGACGAACGTGTCGACATCGATATCAGTCATCAGGCGCTTGCCGGGGGCATGTTATGCGGGGACGGCCAGTGGCGGCAGATTGTCACCATTGAGGACGCGCTCGCCGGGGGCTGTACCCTGTTTAACCTCGACCAGCTCAGACAGGAAAACAGCGCGGATGACTTCCGTAACCTGTTTATGTGCGAGTTCGTTGACGATAAAGCGTCGGTATTCCCGTTCGAAGAGCTCCAGCGTTGCATGGTCGATACGATGGAAGAATGGGAGGACTTCGAGCCATTCGCTGACCGTCCGTTTAACTGGCGTCCGGTCTGGATTGGCTACGACCCGTCACACACCGGCGACAGCGCAGGCTGTGCGGTGCTGGCTCCGCCACTGGTTGCCGGTGGCAAGTTCCGCATCCTTGAGCGTCATCAGTGGAAAGGCATGGATTTTGCCGCGCAGGCCGAGGCCATCCGTGCGCTGACCGAGAAATACACCGTCGACTATATCGGCATCGATGCGACCGGCATCGGCCAGGGTGTTTACCAGCTCGTGCGTTCATTCTTCCCGGCAGCGCGCGCTATCCGCTACACACCGGAAATGAAAACCGCAATGGTGCTGAAAGCGAAAGACACCATCCGACGCGGGTGTCTGGAGTATGACGCCGGTGCGACCGACATCACGCAGTCATTCATGGCTATCCGCAAAACCATGACCAGCAGCGGTCGCAGTGCCACCTATGAAGCCAGCCGCAGTGAGGAAGCCAGCCACGCGGATATCGCATGGGCGACCATGCACGCCCTGTTAAACGAGCCACTTTCCGCCGGTAGCGGTATGCATTCAACCTCGATTCTGGATATCAACTAAGATGAAAAAACGCCAAAAGAAACAGCCAAAACAGACCAACATGACCGCCAGCGCACCGCAGAAAATGGAGGCGTTCACCTTTGGCGAGCCGTCACCCGTTCTGGATCGCCGCGATATCCTCGACTATGTCGAGTGCATCAATAACGGCAAATGGTACGAGCCGCCGGTCAACTTCTCCGGGCTGGCGAAAAGCCTGCGCGCCGCCGTGCATCACAGCTCCCCGATTTACGTGAAGCGTAACATCCTGACGAGCACCTACATCCCGCATCCGTTGCTTTCACGGCAGGATTTCAGCCGCCTTGTGCTCGATTATCTGGTTTTTGCTAACGGCTATCTTGAGAAGCGCATGAGCGTGACCGGCCAGCTCATGAAGCTTGAAACCTCTCCGGCCAAATACACCCGCCGGGGTGTCGAGGATGGGGTTTACTGGTACGTGTCGGACTTCACGCACCCGCACCAGTTCGCCCCCGGCTCAGTCTGTCATCTGCTTGAGCCCGACATCAATCAGGAGCTCTACGGGATGCCGGAATACCTTAGCGCGCTTAATTCAGCCTGGCTGAATGAATCCGCCACGCTGTTTCGTCGCAAGTATTACCAGAACGGCGCGCACGCAGGTTACATCATGTACGTCACCGACGCGGCGCAGAGCAGCACAGACGTCGAGGCGCTGCGCTCCGCGATGCGAGACTCGAAAGGGCTCGGGAATTTCAAAAACCTGTTTTTCTATGCCCCGAACGGGAAACCGGACGGCATCAAGATAGTGCCGCTGAGTGAAGTCGCCACAAAGGACGATTTTTTCAACATCAAAAAGGTGAGCGCCGCCGACCTGCTCGATGCGCACCGCGTACCGTTCCAGCTTATGGGCGGCAAGCCCGAGAATATCGGCTCAATGGGGGATATCGAGAAGGTGGCGCGGGTGTTTGTGCGTAACGAACTGACGCCGTTGCAGGAGCGTTTCAAGGAAATCAATGAATGGCTCGGTTTAGAGGTGATCCGCTTTAAGGATTACAACATCGAAACTGAGTAACCCCCGCCTAAATGCCGCCTCCGGGCGGCATCCTCTCAGAGCGAGCCAGACGCCGCACACGCGGCGCAACCACGCCAGTACCTCGTTAACCGACCGCACATAACAGCGCGCCACCACGACGCGCACAGACGCGTAAAATAAATCCTGTCACCACGTCTGGCGCGCAGTGCTATCCCCGCCTCGCCTGCTCGCTTAATAGGGCGTTTTTCATGCAGGTGCATTTGGTCCGAAAACCCAATTAGCTACTCGCCTTAGACTGTGAACAGACAACTTTTTTTTGCATGCATTTTGATGCAAAATCACTCATGAGTTATTAAGTTTTATTAATACTTCTGTAGTGACACATAGCCATTGTGCCCAACACTTGGGCATGAGTGTAGAAGGGATAAATTATGGTTTCGTCAAATGTTAAAATCACAGCTTTTCCAGCCAAAAGATTTTTTGTGGAAATGCTTACTCGAGATATTGAATTATCTGACTCTATATTGGATTTACTTGATAACTGTTTGGATGGGGTTTTACGTAAGAACAACTTCACTCCAGAACAAACTTTCGGAAAATCAGATGTATACAAAGGTTACCATGCACACATCGAGTTTGATGAAAATTGTTTTAAAATAGTTGATAACTGTGGGGGGATCCCTGGTAATCTTGCAGAAAATTATGCGTTTAGACTAGGGAGACCTTCAGAAAGGGAAGCAGAAGACCTTCCAACTATCGGCGTATATGGTATAGGTATGAAACGTGCCATATTCAAGATGGGAACATCCGCTCAAATTTTAAGCAAAACAGATGCGGAACAATTTTCTGTCAATATAACACCAGATTGGATGACTGATGACAATGATTGGTCATTAGAGCTAGAGAGAAATGATGTCGATTTAAAAGAAACAGGTGTTAGCATAACCATAAATAACTTAAGAAACGATATTAAAGCATCATTATCAAAAGATCGTGATTTTGAAAGCGATTTAATAAACATTATAGCAAATCATTACAGTCTTATAATAAAGAAAGGCTTCGAAGTTAAAATAAACGATAAAATTGTCAAACCCAATAGCACAACGCTAATTTTTGATGAAAGCTCGATTAAAGATAATACTGACGGCATCGCACCATATATATACAAAAATGAATCCAATGGTGTATCAATAAAAGTTGCAGTTGGCTTTTATCGTAATTTACCGAGTGATGAGGAAGAAGATAATTTATTGTCAGGCCGTTCAACTACAGAAAAAGCAGGCTGGACGATAATCTGCAATGATCGCGTAGTTCTTCATGCAGACAAATCAAAACTGACTGGATGGGGGGAGGCAGGAGTGCCTCAATATCACACCCAGTTCATTGGTATTTCTGGTGTTGTTATATTTACATCATCAAATGCTGAGTTGTTACCTATAACGACAACTAAACGTGGTGTTGATGGCAATTCAGAATTATATTTATCTACAAAAGATTTTATGAGAGAAGGACTTAAATTCTTTACAGATTTCACCTACAAATGGAAAACTAATAATGAAGAAAGAAAGCAGATTATAAGTACTGCTTCAAGCCTAGTTTCAACAACTGAAACTGATTTCACAAAATCAATTCCGCAGGAAAAATGGTCTACAGTACGTCGTTCTATCGGAGGTCAAGTTTTCAAACCTAAACTTCCTATGCCACGAGAAACAGATCCTTTACGCCAGATAAAATTTAGTCGTCGACATAGTGAAATAAAACTGGTCTCAGAATTTATCTTTGAAGATGCGACTCAGCCACCAACTGAAGTTGGTCAGTTCTGCTTTGATGAATTTTTAAAAAAGGCTAAACAATGAGTACTGGTGGAAGTATCCCATATCATTTAAGGCAAAATAAAGCCATTGAAAGGAATCTATTTATAGAGACCTTGAGAAGACTGAATAATTATACCAACATATCCGAATATATTTATATTGGGTTTGGAGGACCATTCCTCGAAGATTTTAAACAAGTTCATAACCTTTTAAAAGTGAATAAGATGATATCTATTGAAGGTGATGAAAATGTTCATCGCCGTCAACAGTTTAATAAACCATTATCTTGTATTAACTTAGGTGAAGAGCCTGAAATGAGTGGCGACTTTATTAATCGCTATGATTTCGATGAAAAAACTATAATTTGGTTAGATTATGCAATGCCATCAGGCCTTAATTCTCAGTTAAATGAAGTCGTTAATTTAATTACCAAATTAAAACCAAAAGATATATTCAAGATTACATTGAATGCACATCCTGAAACATTAGGAAAAGATCCAAACGAAAGAGATCCAAGGCCCTACAGATTTAGGAAGATAAATGAAATTTTAACGGAAAGTTTCATGCCTATAGACTCAACTGAGGAAGATGTTGGACTTAAGAGATATCCAACATTACTTATTAACGCATTGAAACGAGCTGTTGGGAACGGGTTAAGAGGACGTAATGATATAAGAATTCATCCTCTAACATCTTTCGTGTATAAAGATGGGCAACAGATGGTCACTTTAACGGCTATTGTTTTAGATAATTCAGATGAAGAGGAAGCAAAATTTATTGATTCGTCGAGAATAAGAAATTGGCCATTTTATGCAGGAGAGTGGCGTAAACCAAAAGATATTAACGTTCCTGCAATGTCTTTAAAAGAAAGAATTCATATTGAGTCTTTATTACCTGAGGCTACAGTAGAAAGTATCTGTGAAGACTTAGGCTTCTATATAGGCTCCAATGCAGCAGGAGCCGATATAGATCTCAATAATTTTATTGAATACTACAAGGTCGTGCCGTGGTATTCAAAAGTTCTTTTTTAACATTCAAGCAATACTGATATATAGGTAATAGCATAGCTTCAGCAACTAACGGGCTAACGCTATTACCTATCTGTCTAAAGCTATGCCATTTCGTAGGATGAAATCGGAACCAATCAGGGAACCCTTGTAGCCTAGCAGCCTCTCGGGGCGTAATAACACGAGCCTGAGTAGGATGAATAGGGCGTACAGCTTGGTAGCTACCTTTATCGCTTCCAGTTCCTGCTCTCAATGTTGGGCAAAATCCATTTGGATTAAGGCGTTGGGATCTTGAGATCTTATCTGTTTCCCCAAAGGAAAGATTTCCATATCTTTTAATTATTTCGTCTGTGTGTACAGTGCCCAAAAAACCGGATACTAGCCCATTCTTTAAGTTTTTTAATGATTCAGCATCTCCTACATTGCTAGGAATATGTCCCCAAAGCCTTTTATAGAATTCACCCTCCCTGTCCATTTTGACTTTTCTCCAACCTTGTGATTCATTCTGCCATTCTTTCTTTATTATTCTTGGCAGACCATATAAAGCATCTTTAACAAACACTTGCTCAATTATATTTTTTGGAAAGAAATCGGATTCCTTTAATTGGATTGCGTAGTCCTTTCTAAAACCAATAAAAAATATACGCGTTCTCGTTGTTGGCGCTCCATAATTTGAAGCGTTGACTTTAATTGGTTGTAATAAACAATATCGATCGCTCACTAACGAGAATGCTTTTTCTCTTACGGGATCATATTTTTCATTCATAATACCCGGTACATTTTCCGCTAAAAAACAAATTGGCGATAGCTCATTTACAAGACGAAAGAAATGAATATATAACTCGTTTCTTGTATCATCAGCATTTCCTTTACCTATAGAACTGAATCCTTGGCATGGGGGTCCACCAATGATACAGTCTATTTCTTTAACATTACATGCCGCTAATATATCTTGTGCAGAAAGTTTACTCACATCCTTTTTGAGGTGTGCAGCGTTTGGAAAATTTAATTGATGAGAAAAAATCGCATGTTTATCTATTTCAACGGCTCCAGCTAAGTTAAAGCCCGCACGTGCAGCTCCCAAGCTTAAACCGCCTACCCCTGAGAATAAATCAACTACATTCATATTAAGATAACCATGCTTACTAATCCAATTAAAGATCCTGTATTCTACCATTACTTTAGCTTTTTGCTACAGATAGTCATTCCATTCATGTTCGATGGCTCGTCAGATTACACATTTTGCTCATACTAACTCCAGCTCCCATCTTCCCATACTTCCTGAAGGATACCATCCAGCGCTTCGCTGTCTGAATCCTTATCGAACCCCATAATCTCGACACCGGTCATGGATTCCTTTTTAACCGTAACGCGCGTTGACGGGAAAACAGACTGTATTCGTTTGGTCAATTCGCACTGAAAAGCCTCAATTACCGGCTGGCCTATTTTTTGGTCTTTATCCAACGTGATATTTACTTTCACTTTGCCCTCTTTTGCTACGATCTCATCAACAGGCGGCTCGGAAAAAACAACAGAAAAATTATTATTTTTCATTAGGTTGCCTCTTGCTATTTCCGCAATTAGATTCAAAGCAATTTCACGATCTCTTTCCTGACATGCACCCTCAGCCGTCAGCCGCGCAATCATTTCGACCCGCTCAATCATAACGTGCTCGTTTAGTTTTCTATCCACACAACCTCCCCTACGAGATACTGTATATACATACAGTAGCACGTATTGGCAAAATTTGGGAAGTAAAAATCGCAACCAAACACACTGTATGTACATGATACGGATGAGTATTATCGGTTAAACTTTCGTTGTCATTTCAGCTAAAGCCGCAACGCGCCTGAGGATTTTACGGGCTTGCGCCTGATGTGAAGGGGGTGCGGAAAACACCTCTCCATTGACCGTTCCATGCAACCATTTTCCGTTAAAGCAACTTTTACCACCTGACATCAGGTGCAGGGCTTCACCCCGGCTGATGATAGTCCCGGTTGTCAGGTGTATCTCGTCGATGGTTTTTGCTATAGCTGCATATTGCTCATCAGTTCCGTGAATGAATTTTCGCCGTATTGCTGGCTTTTGCTTTCTGAGTCGGTTCGTCAGCTCTCGTCTTTCACGCCTACTGAGTGGTTTCGATAAATCCAGTATCGGTGGATCGCTTTCGCTTCCCGTACAGTTATTGACAGAACTCCGAGAGGACGCGGTCGCGTCCTCAACGTCAACGGCCCGCTTCGGAACAATCTTCCACTGCGTCAGACGGGTCAAAATTGGAGTACCAGCTCCGACCTCAGAATCGTAAACACCACGGATGCAAACCGTTTCCTCTCCATACTGGTTAACCTCATCACGCGATTCGTACAGCGTGCGCACCTGCAGATCGTCACGGCGAACAAATGGGCCGCCCTGAGCGTTAACGTAACCGGCCCAATCGCCAGCATCAGCGGCATCATGCACAGCAGCAAATTCAACACTCAGGCCGTGTGCGGTTTCTGTATCAGCGAGGCGACGTAATTCACGATAAACCGTCACCGGCGCACCGCCGATAAACTGAAACTGACGGATATGCCAGCGAGCCGCCCACGCAGAAACAGCGGGTGCAGTCTCTTTGAGTAACTCACCGCTTTCGTCATCGGTCTCGCCATCAAGGGCGTAACCGTCGATATTTTTTGAGATGTATTTAGCGACATAGCCGGTAGCACTGCCTTTCTC